TAATATTACTGAAGTCCGCTGTGGGCCCCACCTTATCGTATTGGTCAAAAATGATGGGCCCTGCGAATCTGTTTTTTGAGTGACGTGTTTAATATGTCACGTATTTGGGACAGTATTTATACAATGATCTGCAGTATCTGTGATATTTGTATACAAATTTCTGACAGAAGCTAGTATTGTATGGAATACTGTTCCGAAGTACTCTTCTGGACGTATTTTTTGATAATTACTATTTATTTTGCATTGATATTATATTTCAATGGCAAAACGCTTCTACTTGGTCGACGAATTACCGAGCAGTTACGGGAAGTTAATTGCTATTGCCGGGAGGCAATGGCTTCAAGACCAGGAGAAGCGCGCGTTGGAGAATTCACTAATTCGGCAGGCCGACTTGTACCGTCAAGTTCGTGTAGGCTTTCAAAAATCCCAGAAGAGGGGTGAGCGTTGGAGCGTTAAAGTAGCGCGGTTTGAAGAAATTCTTCAAGCGGCTATAAATACGTCACGTTTGGGGCGTATTGAGTACGAGATCGAATCGCGAATTGTTAAGGACAATGGTGAAGCGAAAGAGGAGTACTGGTGTGACTACGACTTATGCGAAGCGGAGTAGGGTTGGCAGTGGTTATAGGCGACGTTGGAGTAGACGTCGTCGTATTGTTAGGCGTAAAGGTGTTTATGCAAGGCACAGATCTCAGTCTGTGTTACATTCCCTGTCTAATGCGACAGCAACGAAGGGAAAGGCTGGTTATGGATGGCATTTGAACGAGATACCTTTGGGTTCTTCTTACCCCGAGCGACATAGTGATAAAGTGAAGGTGAAGTCATTTAGGTTCCGTATGCAATTTAGAGATGGTGCTAACGGAGGAACCAATGCTGCAAATGTTCATAACCTATATCTTTATCTTGTGAAAGATAATAGTGGGGGTACCGAAGTTCCGTCATTCGATAAGATAGCAATGATGGACTACGGTAATGTTGCAACTGCAATTATCGACCACGATTCAGAGAAGAGATTCACTATTGTTAGGCAATGGAAGTATACTTTTACCGGGTCTTGTAATTCGCAATATCCCGGTAAAGATAGGATTGATTTTAACGACGTTGTTTACATTAATGTAGATACGGAGTTTAAGTCTGCGACAGATGGTAAGTATGCAAATACCCAAAAGAATGCTTGGGTTTTGTATATTATACCGCAGAGTTATGACTGTGTAATTGACGGACATGTTAATGTTCGTTTTGAATCGTTGGTGTAACTAAATATTTGTGAAATAAAAAGTTTATCTTTGGTGTATTTAACAAATATTTTGTTTTTGGGGGGTTAAAGTGTAAAAAAATTGTACTTGGTGTTGCCATTTGTAAAAAAATTGAAGGAAAAAAATGTTGCCCCGTGTATACAATAGAATAATTGGAGCCCGCGTGAGCGGGTGGAAGAACTTTTCAATAAAAGGGCTGTTGTATTTCTATATGTAATACGTTACATACAGACCATTCGTACATCTCATGTAGCTGTAGTGCAGCTCTGTACGATTGGTCTGGGTTACATAGTACTATAGTTGGAATTCCTCCGGGCACTTTTGTTTTTTTACGGTATTTTTCATTTACCGTAAAATCTTTTTGTGCTCCGAGGATTTCTTTTTTACATGGTAAAAACTGAAATGGAATATCATCTATTACATTATACATAGCGTGTTTGTCATACGCGCTCCAGTCCACACTTCCGCAGTAGTAATTGTGTCGGCCCAGTGATCTAGCCCATGCTGTTTTACCTGTTTTGGATGGGCCTTCAATGATTAATGTGATGGGCCTATCAGGTCTGTGGTCCTGCATCAGAAACAGTAATGGGCTGTTGTGAGTTCAACAGTAGTTGTTCTTCTAATTCTTCTTGGGCCGTATTTGAGGCCCAATCCAGATCTGCATGTTCAATATCTGGATCAATTAGTTGCATACTGTTGAAACTTACTGTGTAGAGGTTTGTTTCGGCCCATTGTTTAATGGGCTCAGGTAAATTAGGGAAAGCCCTGTATCTGGGTTCATACAGTACAGGGGGTTCTGGCCATCTGGAATTGGCTGCGTACTCCAGGTTGCGTAACTGTGTTGCCCATGTGTAGGGCTGTTCCGACTGGACTCTGGCGAGGAAGTCGGGCTTGGATGTAGACTCCTGGAGTATAGCAGTCCAGATTGTATCCCTAGACTTCTTAGGGCTACGTCTTGTAGCCTTAAGTACGCCTCGTTCGACGAAGTTTCCGTCCTTGGCGATGTAGTCGGCGACGTGGGCGTCGCTTCTGGGTACCTGGATATTGGGGTGGTGTGGTTGAGCATCACCACTGGTAATAGTGTTTGCGGTGGTGATGTCGAAGTATTTTGGGTCTCTGGTGGTGAGTCGCTTTGCGAGTTGGACGAGACAGTGGAGGTGTTTCGTTCCATCCTGATGATTTTCCTGACAAACTCTGGCATAAAAAATATCATAATTTTTTAATAGATTATATAAATAATCTAGTACGGATGTTGGTGTTAAATCGCATTTTGGGTAAGTTAGGAAAGCCGACTTACCCTGAAATCGGTATGTTAGTGGTTGACGTGGCATATTTCTAGAGAGAGAAATATTGTAGGGGTATTTTGGGTGGAAAAAAAAATAGGCTGAAAATGGTGTTTCCAGAGGGTTTTCAGACTAGTTTCGTGTTTAACAATGAAGTGAGCCGCGTAGCCAATTTATAGTAGTGAGCCAATGAGGCGAATTTAGCGAGAATTTGGAATCCGTAAATCTGGGCCGTTGATTGGATGTGTGGATGGATTAGTGCCACGTGGCGGGTACTGTGGGCGGCGGACTTCATA